ATGCAGAGCATATGCATAGCATATGGTGAAGTTTGGATGTATGAACCACTTCTGGAAACAATGCAGAAACAAAGTGAATATTCTCTGAATCGAAAGCGCAATGCGACATCCAAGAAAAAAACGCTGGTGATTCCAGATTCAAATTCGATTTCTTCTGGTGAAGCATATGGTAAGCATATGGTAAGCATATGTGAAAATGATACACTATCTACTAATATTAATAATAGTATTAATAATAATATTAATAATAATATTAATAATAATATTAATATAATAAAGACGAAAAAAAATAAGAAACAAGGAAAACCAGAATCAGTTTTGCAAGTGATAGAATACTTTTCCACAATAGATGGAACTGATGCAGATGCAAACGAATTTTACGATTACTACCAGAGCAATGGTTGGAAGGTTGGAAGAACACCAATGGTTGACTGGTTGTCTTCAGCACGAAACTGGATGCGCAGAAAATCAAATTTCAAGAATCAAAATCATAAATCAAATGAAACAAACACAAGTTCAAAGAATGGAAGGTTCGCAATCTCTGATGCAGAACGAATTCTTCAACAAGCAAATGACATTGCTTCACAACAGAATCATTGAAGCACAACAATCTGAAAAGATATCCAAGTGCGGATTGCCCGAATTCACGCAGAGCATAGTCAAAATTTGCGCTTTGAATGGTGTTGCTATGGTTGACATACCATTCATTCAGATAATGCACCAGATTCTCTCTAATGCATTCCAATCAGTTACACTTCAAGATTTGATGATTGCAGTTGAAATGAATATCACAAACCAGTTTGACAAGAAAATTAATCACTTCCAGACAATTGATGCTTCATACATCAGTGATATTCTTTCATTGTATCTGATTCACAAAGGAAAAGCAATCATTGAATACAGAAATCTGGAAGCAAAATGGAAGGAACTCAATCCACCAGAACCAACAGATGCTGAAAAAGAAATCAAGGTTGACTGGATGAAAATGATTCACGAACATATTGAGCAGTGGAAAGAAGGAAAGAAGACCAGTGCAATGCTTTGTTCATATCGAATCATCGAATGGATGCATTCATCTGGAATAATCACTGATGATATGTATTCACCAGAGCAATGGAAATCAATGCAGAAATCTGCACGAATGATTGTGATGCGCGAAAAGAATTATACACCAACAAAGATTTCAAAGTTCAGCGAAAGACAAATGGAATTATTTGCACACGATATCACTTGCGAACTTCGAAGAATGTTATACACTAAATACTTGAATCAACAATGCAATCTGAAATAATTAAACAAGTGATTGATGATATCACTTCCAGAGAAAAGAAAGGTCTTGATACATATGGAACAACTATGGACAGAACTGATTTGAATATGGAAGACTGGTTGAATCACGCATATGAAGAAGCACTGGATTTCGCAATCTATCTTAAAAAAATAAAATCAATAATCACACAAGTAAAAACAAATAGAAAAAATGGAACAACTCAAAATGACATTTGAAAAGCACAGAGCAAACAGAACACCAGTAACTCGTGAAAGATTGTCACAAGTATGTAAACTGGTGAACACTGGATTAACACCAGTTGAAGTTTGCAATCAACTAAAATTCTCAAAGCATTATTTTTCAATGATGCAGAAATGTGGATTGATATCAGTTGATGAATCTGGAAATTATAAAGCAATGGAAAGAATTCACAATGAAAGATATGCAATGTTTCTAAAGTTGAAACACGATTATTCAAAAGGAATAAGAACAGAATCAACAAGAGTTCAAAAAATAAATGAACTTATTGAGAAACAAGAAAAGGAAAATATTGCTATTGAACTGGAATCAAACTGGATTCGTAACACTGCACCAAAAATTGCATTTCCAAAACCAGAACGAAATTTCATTCAAAGAATCATTGGTAAAATTTTTAATATATGATTCCATTTCACAAATCAGTAAAGTGCTATAGATTGTTTTATGAATATTCACAAGAATACCTTGCGTATAAACTTGGAATCGAACAATCAAATTATTGTCTTCGTGAACAAGGCAAAACAAACTTCAAAGAAAATGAAGTATTAATACTAAAAGAACTTTTCAAAATACAAATACGCGAAGAAAAAATATGAAAAAGAAACAAACTGCGGTTGAATGGTTGGAAGAACAAGACAATGTATTGACTATGAAACTTCTTGAAAAAAAGTTAACTCCAAGACAATTTGTAGTTCAAAAAAGTAAATTGGTTGAACAAGCCAAGCAAATGGAGAAGGAGCAGATTGTTGATGCTTATTATCAAGGAGCAGAAGATGAAGCAACTGAACACGGAGCAATGATTTTTGATTTAACAGATGCAGAAAGGTATTACAATGATTATTATATAAACAACAATGAGTAAAGAGTTTGATGAATTTATGTCTGGTATTGAAACCAAACCAAAGTTGAATATTGATATTCAAGAGTATTACAATACTTGTGGTGATGGTTGTTGCACTAATTATGGAACAATCACAAAAGTTAATGGTGTTGAATTACCTTCACACAATCAAGATACATACACCATACTAAAACAAGTTCTTGAATATCTTGGATATGATGTTGAAATAAATGAAACATTTGAAGAATGAAAAAAGAAAAATTCACAAACAAACAGAGAGCAGAAATCTTTGCTGATTACATACTGGATATGTATCAACAATTGACTACTGAATCAGCAGAAAAATCACCAATTGAACTTTCAATTCAGACCTTCGAAGAACTTCTGAAAACAGATTGCAACATTGCTGAAAAAAGATTCTATCAAAATGCATTAAACCGAATCAATGAAGTACGAACCAACATTTCTTGATAGACAAAAAGAAGCATTGAATCACCTTTCAATATCATCACCTATACAACAAGTGTTGTATGGTGGTGGTGCTGGTGGTGGTAAAACAAAACTTGGTTGTATCTGGCAAATTCAACGAAGGTTGAAGTATGCTGGAACTCGTTCATTAATTGGAAGAAGTAAACTTGATACACTGAAGAAAACAACACTGAATACTTTCTTTGAAACTTGTGCTGAAATGCAACTGAAATCTGGTTTGCATTATACCTTCAATGGACAAACGAATGTGATTAAGTTTTTCAACGGAAGTGAAATTGTGCTAAAAGATTTGTTCAGTTATCCAAAAGATAAAAACTTCGATTCACTTGGTTCACTTGAAATTCTTGATTACTTCTGTGATGAAGTTGCTGAAATAAGTGAAAAAGCAATTGCAATTGTTCATTCAAGATGCCGTCATAAACTAACTTTTTTCTGTGACAAATGTTCAGCACCAGAACTTGATAAAGGTGAAGTAACAAATTGTGATGATTTTGGAAAAGCAATTGAATGGAAATGCAGTAATTGTAATTCAAAAAGTAGTGGATTAATTCCAAAAGGTTTGATGTCTTGCAATCCATCGAAGAACTGGATATACAATGAATTCTATTTGAAGGCAAAGAAGGATGAACTTCCAGAGCATCGTGCATTTGTTCAAGCACTTCCAACAGACAATCCATTTCTTCCAACATCATACATTGAATCACTTCAGTTGCTTCCAGATTATGATAGAAAAAGATTGCTATTCGGCAACTGGGAATACGATGATGATTCAGATAAAATCTTTACCAGTGAAAATCTGAATATTGCTTTTCGAAATGAGATTCTATCTGGAACAAAATATATCACTTGTGATGTTGCGCGATTTGGAAAAGATAGAACTATCATATGCGTATGGAATGGTCTTTCGTTAATACAGATTAAGGAATTGAAAAGGTCTTCCATCACTGATACATATGAATTGATTGAATCACTTCGCAAAGAACACAACATTATGATTCAGCATATCATTTGTGATGAAGATGGAATTGGTGGTGGTCTATGTGACATCGGCAAATACAAGGGATTTCAGAATGGTTCGAAAGCAAAGCATCCAGATAGATTTGTCAATATCAAAGCGGAATGCTTTTTCAAACTTGCGGAATACATTGAAAAAAACAAAATCACATTTCTTGCAAATGACTGGAAAGAACAAATCATTTCTGAATTGCAAATGATAAAAAGACATAAAGCAGATTCAGATTCTAAACTTGCAGTAACACCAAAAGATGTCATCAAATTACGCGAAGGAAAATCACCAGATATTGCGGATGCAATTATGATGCGTATGTATTATGAGTTGAATGCAAACACTGGAAAGTATGTTTTCGCTTGATGTGGAAATGTTAATTCTTTTGCGCCCGATTATTCGGATTGATTGTTAATTTTATGATATGAGCAAAACAATACACAATGTAAAATCAGTGACGAAGAAATCACCAGCACTGAAAACAAACGCACGAAAACTTGCAGTTCGTGTATGGATGAAAGAGTTGAAAGAACTTGGAGTTAATCCAGCAATTCATTCTCTTTCAGATTTTATGAAATGGTATGAAGATGGAACACTTTCATCTGCAACAACTATTTCAAGAGCATCAAGAAAACTGGATTAGAATGGAACACTGGGAAGTGAAAGAAACTGCAATTGAATTTGCATTGTGGTTGAAGGAAAACCAGTATGATTTCGACAAGAACAAGTGTGCGTATCACGATGGTTTTTATGTTGGAACACTTTCTGAATTGTATTCAGAATTTATGATTGATTCATAAAGCCAAAAGAACACCACAAACAAATCCGATTGAAAGAGAAATGGGAATTGCAATCATTGTTGCTTTCTTCCATTTCTTTTTTCGTGCAGATTCATCTTGCAATTGTCCTTCAGTGACAACATACAATTGTTTCAATCTG